CGGAAGCCACCTTTTGTTGAGGCTTCGATTGGTTAGAAGGCTCTTCAAACTTGTGCGGAAATTCAGTGCGTAGGCGTTTGTCTACTTCATTGTAGTATTCATCAGTCTTTGGATCATACCCCTCTTGCACTAATTTTTGATCTATGGAAAAGGCAGCTAATGTCATAATTTCATCTTCACCAAACCAAGCATTGTTTTCAACCCATCTTTCTTGTTTTTCATCAAGTTTTGGTGGTTGTTGATAATTTTGCATAGGTTGTTGCACATTTTGTTGTATTTGCGTTGGTTGTGCTTGTTGTAAAGGGGGTTCTTGTTCTAACGCTACTTTAGATGCGTTAACTTTTGCCTCTTCAACTGCTATTTTTGCTAAAACTTCCTGTGCTTTTGCCACTTTATCGTAATCTTGCACCTCGTGTGCTGATTTTAATGCTGTGGTAGCTTGCTGTTTTTGTGATTTAAGTCTATTTTCAGCCTCCATTAAGTAAGATCTGTCTAAATTAGAGGTTTTTGCTTTTAATTGTTCATTTTCTGCTGCAGTTCTCTTTGCGTATTCATAAGCAGATTCTTGTCCTCGCTCTGCTTCTCGTAATTTTCTTGTTAATGTGTTGATTCGCTTTTGAACGCTTTTTGAATAGTCTTCTAATTCTTCTTCTTGTTTAGCTTCTGGTGTTTCAGAAACGTCTTCTATCTGTGCTTCTGCTTCTTGATCCACAGGCTCCATTGGAATTTGTGTTTTTGGTTGCTCTTCCTCTACAGGATCAAGCTCTACAACCTCACCTTCTTCTACTTGTGTTTCCTCTACCGCTTTTGCATTTTCTTCTGCCATTTTTTCTCCTTATACTGCAAGAATATCGTTTGGATCTAATATCGTTGCTATGACCTCATCATCGTTGATAATTCTACATTCAGATTCATCACCAAGTTTAAATCTTGCACCAGCATATCTGCCTATCAATACCCATTGTTTTTCTTGGCACCAGGCTTTATCAAACTTTGATGTGTCTTTATAACAATCTGGCCCCATTTTTACCACATAACCAACTACAGTAGCTAAAGATTCTCTATCTACTGTTTGTTGTACTAAGTGAATTCCACCATCAGTAACGCCTTTACCTGCATAAGGAAGGATAAGCATCCGCCAACCTGTTGGTTGTGGCATACGCTCTAATACTGATTTTTCTAAAAGAGTTGGATCTAAAACCCGAGCTGATTCTTTAACATAAGCTGGATTTTGTTGATTTGTAGCTCCACCATCATCTGTTGGTGTTTCTACTGCATTTTGGTTTTTAAGTTTTTGCTCTGCCTCAATCGACTTTGCAACATGATCAGGGACTTGTATCTGTGTCATCTTGTTGTATTTTTCCTAGCAGTTCTCTAAAAATATTTTCTGCGTCAGCGAGAGAACTGTACCGCCCACGCAAATATTCATACTGAGAGAAATCTTTACAACCTGCCAACATGGCATCTTTTGTATCCTCTCTCCTGGCTTCAAGTTCTTTTAAAAACTTGTTAGCAAGCCAAACAGAATCCATTAATAAATGCCAGAGAACTTGCCACCAAATTCAGCGGCACCCATACCTCTAGCTTTACCTTTACCCATTCCTGGTTTTGGAGTTGTATTAGCATCAAAAGTTCCAGCGTCAGTTTTTAAAGATGCATTACCTTTATTACTGTAGCTGTTTTTATTATTTAATACTGTGGGTGTTTTCTGTTGATTTATTTCGGTTCTTTTAATCATGTGGTTTATTATGTTGGTAGATTTTTAATTTTGCAAGTATTAATTTTTATTTTGCATGTCTAACATTTTGAAACGAGCTTGCTGTTCAAGTCTCGCCCTAGCTGTTTCATCACGTAATTCAGCAATATCCTCCATGGAGTTTATTCTTTCTCTGTCCACATTAATTCTGCTTTGTGCGTCCATTGCTTTACGTTGTTCTTCTTGTAAGAACTGTTGTTGTTCTAATGAAAGCTCTTGTCCTTTTAATGCAAGTTCTTGTTTTCTAATTGCAACTAATGGATCTTCATCACTAGGATCGGCTACGTTTTGACTGTATTCAGTAATAAGTTGAGCCATAATTGGTGCAGAAAACTGAGCTAACAAATCACCTGCTTGCTGTACTAATTGTTCTGCCTCTGCTGGACTAACCTGTTGTGCTTGTTGTTGTATTTGTTGAAACTTCTGTTGCACCTCGGGTGGCATTTGTTGTTCGCCAAGCATATCTGCTTTCATCTGTAGATGTTGCATTATGTGAGAATGTATTAAAGCTTGCACTTGGGCGTTCATTTGCACAGGTGGAGTTTTTAACAATGCAATATGTGTCGCAATATGAGCATCATGATTTTGCTGTCCAAAAGCTTGTGCTTGTTGACCAAGTAACAATTTATTATTTTCAAATCCTGCCTCTAGTGGTCTAGGATCTGTAGGGGGTGGTGGTGTTAATATTTGTTCTATATTATCTACACCTATTGCTGCATACATGCGTTTGTAAGATTCATAGATACCATTAGGACCATGCACTTGTGGATTAGATTGCACTAATGCCATCATTTCTTGTGCCATAGCAATACGCTGTGATTGACTAAATATATCAGGGTTTGATATTGGAAAAATATCAATATTATCGTCAAAATCAGAGAGTTTTATAGTAGCGTTGCCATTTGCAATAGCATATGGATATTCTGGTGGTAAGTATTCTTGGAATACTTGTGCTAGCAAACGAAACTCTTTCTTTTGGGAATTATGTAGTCTTTTATGTATAGCTGATAAAACTTTAGTAGATCTTTCAAGCAATGCTAATGTTGTACCTACAGGTGCATTTGGATTACCCTGGCCTGTATTTATTTCAGCGATTGAGGCAAACTTTTTACCACCATCTACTAATATACCTAATAAATTTAACAGTGTGCCACTCGGTTCTTTGAATGGTAAGGGTTGTATTGATTCTCTCAAAGATCCACCAGGAGCATCCACATCTCTAAACTCTCCTGGCTGTATTGGTGTATCTTCGTCTCTGATTCTTATACCACGTGTTTTAAAACCAGCAGGTAAGTTAGCAAGTGTACCAGCGTCAATGAGCTGTCTTAATATTGATGTAGAAGCTTTGGACAAACCACCAATCATGTGTGTTAAACCAAAGCCATAAAAACCTAGACCTGGTAAAAACTTAAAATGTACAAAATATTCTATTTTGTTTTTTAAGACATCATCTTGTCTATAGTTTCTACGAATAGACAATATGTCGTTTGAGTTTGCGTCTATAGTAACTATGTAAGGTAGCTTTACACCTGTTAGTTCGCCATCTTCGTTTACGTCTTCAAAGCCGTCTATCTCTAAATTACAGTGTACTTCATATAATATTGATACTTCGCCTGTATCATAGCTTGGCTCCATACCTGTGAGCTTGTTAATTTCTTCTTTAGCATCTGAATACATATCGGCATCATCGCCTGTTTGAATGTCTATTTTGCGATAAAAACCTAATGCTTGTAGTTTTTTGACCTCGTTTTCAGGCATTTTTACCACATTTGTGATACGAGGACATGTTTCTAAATCTGTAGTGAAGTACGGAACAATCAAATCTTCTGGAGCAACAAACTTAGAAACTGCCCTACCTAATCCCTCGTCATAGTATATTTTTTTAAACGCTGATCCAGCTAAAGGCAAATAGAACAGCATTTGGTCTAACTCTTCGTCAAACTCTTCCATAACATGAGTTATCTGGTAGTTCATAAATTCTTTGACTCTTTGTGCTTGTTCTTCTACGGCAGAATCATAGGCACCGATAATCTGAGTCTTGACTGGTCCGCCAGAGGGTAATAGTTCTTTGTAAGCCTGTGCTTGGAAAGTTGTTACTGCCTCACCAAGTAAAGGATGTATAACTCCAGAGGCACCTTCAAAAGGCTCAGATCTTTCGTCATCAAACTTCATACCTAAATATTTCAAACCATCAGTATATGTTCGCTCCCAATCTTCTCTAGATGATTTATCTTTCTCAATACCATCGACAAGTTCATTAGCGATACGATTTAAGTCTTGTTCACTCATAGACTCAGCTAAATTTTCATCAAATCCTGTGTCTATTTGTTCTTGCATACTTGATTCTAAAATAGCACTGCCATCGTCTTGCATGATAAAATCTTCTTCTCTTGCATCTTCGATAGCATCAAGTGCAACTTGCATGCCTTCATCGCCTAATGGTATTTGGTTTTCTTCGTTAAGTACGGTTGGGTTGATGTCTTTTTCTATTGCCATTAATAATATACCCTTCTAACTGGTGCTTTTTCTTGATCTGTATAGTCATCGTCAAGCGATACTAAACCACCCTCTCTAAATCTCATGAGAGCTTGAGTCATAGTATCACATAAATCGTCATTTTTTCCAAAAGGAAAAGCTGCACACTCTTCAATCATTTCCTCTGCAAACTTACGATTTGGTGCGTAAACAAGATTAGATTCAAATATCGGTGCTACTGAGTGCATCCTTGTAGTTTTATCATGTCCTCTAGTAGGAGAATAATTTACCACGGGAATACCAAGTCTTCTAAGTTCATGGGTAAGTGGCGTACCAGATGCTTTTGCTTCAATCAATGTCATATCTGGTTCCCAGTATTTGTATTCGTTGTAAGCTATGCGTTTTAGTTCAGGAAAGTCCCAACGACCTTTTTGAGCATCAAGCAAAATTAAACAATCAGGCGAGTCTGGAGTTGGTTGAAACACACCCCATGTAGATATAGCAGAATAGTCAGAGTTTTCTTTTTTGGAGTAAGCAGTATCATAGCTTTGGATTATATAACTTACGGCTGGTAGCTCATCATGTTCCCAAACATTCCACCACTCACGTTTGATGATTGAACCTTCTTCAGATGTTGGGTTTTGCATCCATTGTGCGTTCCATTTTTGCACGGGCAAAGAGGCTTTAACCTTGTTTAATTCATCTAACTCCCAGAACTCAGGCCACAATGCATTGTTTGTTTCTGGAAATATCGCAGGAAACTCCACAATTTCCCACTGATCTGCAGCTTCTTCTTTTTGTGCGTCTAATAGTTTTGCAGTAAGATCTATAGAACTCCACCTTGTCATTACCAATATAATGGCACCACCAGGTTGTAAACGCTGTCTAGGTCCAGAAGTGTACCATTCGTAACAAGATTCAAGAGCACTGGGACTCAGAGCATCTTGTTCAGAGTGTGGATCATCAATGATAA